CGTGCATAGGCTCCACTCGCTTAAAGCCCTCGGCTAACGTCGCAGCGAATATGCGAATGCACGTTTTGAGCTCCTGGGGCGTCACACACGTGCTGGTCCAAGCCTTCGTGTTCAGGAAACGCTTCGTCTCAGGCGTCATCACCAGCTCCGCCCCATCATACACGACCTTGTTGTCGCTGATGAGTGCTTCATAGCCGACGAAACGAACATAAGCGTCTCCCACCAATGGCTTCCACACCAACTTTGCCTTCCAGCCCCACCTGTCGAAGAAAGCCATCACCTGGCAAGGCTCGTCCTCGCTCTTCGGCCACAACTTCTCTTCCAACCTCCCCAACGTGTCGTCTCCCTCAAACGCGAAACAAACAAGGTACTTCCTGCGCACCTTGCGTCCGCGCACGTCCACAAGCGTCTGATCCCTAGCTGACACGTAAAACATGCGCGCGCCTCTGCTCTTCAAGAGCGTGTCGAACGCGTCTTCCACGTGTTCCGGGTCGACCAGGAAACTGAACCAAGCTATGAGATTCTGCAGGAAGTTGCCGGAGCTGGTGATCCTGTCACCGCTCTCACGCATCGTCTGCTCGATCTTGACCTTGGCCGTCTTGGTCTCGCCCGTCGCGTCTCTGTACTTCATCTTCCAGGTGACGCTCTTATCGCGATCGTCAACAACGCGGTCGAAGAGCAGCTGGCCGCTGTCCTCGACGCCTATGATGTTGGCGATGTGACGCAGGATCTCCTGCTCTATCTGCTTCAGCGGCTCCGAAATGCCGAACTCGAAAGCCGTCAGGTCGTTCTCAACGTAAGCCCCCTCGCGCATGCCGTCCATGTTCTGCAATATCTCGGCAATGGCCTCCTTCTTGGGCCGTTCCTTGATCGATGCCCGTATAAGCTTGCTGAACATGACATGCTCAAATGCGTACGCGACTTTGGACAGCGCGTACAGCCGGGTTTCGCCGTGGTTTGCTATGGGTCTAGGCTTGTCCTTGCCCGTGACCTCGCTCTTCACGAACGCCTTCACAACCGTGTCGAACCCAACCTGGTCCTCACGCAAACATGCGTTCATTGCCTCCAGTTCGACCTTCATTGCCGCCTCGTGCGTCAGCTTCTTTGGGAGCGCCGTCCTACGCACGCTCTCAAACCCGCTCATGGCCTCTTTGAGGTTCTTCCTCGTGAACAGCTTCGTCTTAAGCTGCTCCACCAACAGGTCGCGCGTGCGAGCCTCAGACACCAAAGGATTGTGGTTCCCGATGCCTATGTTCCGCTTGTCGTGCGCCTGCTGCAAATTCGGGGGATTGTTGGAGTGCAGGTAATTCTGCTTCTCCGACACCAACGGGAACCGCGCCTGTGCGGTCCTATCGCCACTCGCCAACCCCCCTTCCAATCCTGGAGGCAGCGGTATAACAACTTCGTCCCCGGTCGTTGTGGTGGTGCTGTGCAACCGCCCGCCCTCCACGTAGGCGCGCTGCTGCTCTTCCACAACCGTAGCGGCTTCGGCCTTCTCCAACATCGCCTCAGCCGTGAGCTCTTCGGTGGGCACGTCGCCACCGTCCTTCTCCTTGCCGTCGTCCTCATCACCCTCGTCGACGACTTCTAAATACTGCTCCCGTGGTTTGCGGCACAACCTCCATGGTGTTGGTATCCTCCGCATCCCGGTGCATCCATCAACCGCCCAAGAGCGCCACCCAGGGCCATGAAACAGCAGCTCGTCGACCACCGCTCGTTCCCCCACAGACAGGTAGGCGCGCCTACGCATCGAGTCCCTCGGGGCTGATGCTAGGTTGATCAGTTGGAGGTCTGCACATGATGGCTTGATTCCCCACAGCAAGCTTGCCTGGTGCTTCTTGGCGAAGCTCGTGGCATCTGCTACAACCGCGGTGGGCAAACACACAGTGGCCATCGTGCTGAATGGCCACTTGAAGATCGTGTTTCGGCAACGCACGCACGAACTCGCGACCTTCATGTTGCGCATCATGTGAGGCTCAGCGCTGCGTGGACAGCGCAAGAACTCCAACTCGTCCTCATTACATCTCACACAGATCTTCGGAAAGCTCACTCCGAATCGAGACATAACTGAGAACGCCCAATCAAAGCACAGCGCAAAATGCGCCGCCGGCGTGGGTTACCGGGCCAAATTGGTATCTCTCAGCGACACAGTGCACCTTGAGCC